ACTGGTTAAAGAAACGATTTTTTGACGAGCCTAGTAAAAATGTTTTAACCATGACTACTAATTACATGTGCAACGAGTTCTTAAGCGAAGCCGATTTAGTACTATTTGAGGAAATGAAGAAAAACCCTCGTCGGTATAGAACGGCTGGCCTTGGTGAGTGGGGTATCGTTGAAGGCCTTGTATATGAAAATTGGGAAGAGCGAGTGTTTGATGTACATGAAATATCAATAAGGCCTAGTGTACGCTCCGCCTTTGGTATGGACTTTGGGTATGTCAATGACCCTAGCACGTTGTTTTGCGGCCTGGTCGATACAGTCGCAAGAGAGATATATGTGTTTGACGAAATGTACGAAAAGGGTATGAGCAATGAAGATATTCTGTCAAAAGTATCCGGAATGGGATATTCCAAAGAACGAATTAAAGCAGATAGCGCGGAACCTAAATCGATTGCGTATTTACGCAAGGCTGGCCTCACTAGAATTAGAGCTGCCAAAAAAGGACCTGACTCAATTCGTGCCGGCATTTCGATTATCCAGGACTATAAAATTATTATTCATCCTAGGTGTGTTAATTTCATTACAGAAATTAGTAATTACACATGGGATAAAGATAAGTTCGACAATGCGATAAATAAGCCTATAGATGATTTCAACCATTTAATGGACGCCATGCGTTACGCTATGGAAGACTTTGACGGCCGTAAAGGTGTTCGCATATTGAAATAAGGAAGGTGAAAGATTGGATATTGAATTAATTAAAAAGCTAATTAAAAAGCATATACCTCGACATGGTGATGTTATTTCGCAAATGATGGTATCTGAACGCTATTACATGGTGGATAACGATATTAACTACCTAAAAGAAAAACCAAAAAGCCAGGAAGAGGCACAACGAAAAGGCGACACGTTTAATCCTATGCATCAAGCAGATAATCGTATCGCCTATTCTTTTTACCCTTTATTAGTAGACCAAAAAACCGCATACATGTTTACAGCACCACCTATATTTGACGTTAAGAATGACGCGTTAAACGATGCTATTCTTGAAGATTTAGGCGATGCTTACGAAAAGAAATGTAAAGATTTATGCGTTAAAGCGACAAATGGCGGTATCGCTTGGGTTCATTATTGGATAGATGAAGATAAGAACTTTCAATGGGCCACTATTCCAGCGACTCAAATCGTACCTATATGGAATAATCATATCAATACTAAATTAGAGGGCGTGTTTAGGGTATATGAGGATACAAACGAAGCAGGCGAAAATATTACTGTCTATGAATTTTGGAATGATAAGGAAGTACAAGCCTTTTCTATTCGAAGTGGTGATGTAGTAGACCAGCTCCAACCTTATTTAGCGTTTGCGATGATTGACCCTACTGGTACTATGGTTGAAGTCGATACTATGCCACATGATATGGGAGCAGTTCCTTTTATTCCGTTTGCTAACAATGCTACATATACACCTGATTTAAACCGTATTAAGAAGTTGATTGATGTGTATGACAAAACATACAGCGGTTTCTTAAATGACCTTGAGGATGTGCAAGAGGTCATTTTTGTACTAACTAACTATGGCGGTGAAGATTTAGCCGAGTTTTTAAACGGAATGAAGAAATATAAGGCAATTCAAATGGACTCTACTGGTCCTGATGATAAAAGCGGCATTTCTACATTAACGATTGATATTCCGATTGAAGCACGCAAGGCACTACTTGATATCACTCGTAAAGCTATCTTTGATATGGGCCAAGGTGTGGATCCACAGCAACAAGGATTAGACGGAACGAGTGGCGAGGCGATGAAGTTCTTGTATACGTTGCTCGAATTAAAAGCTGGCATGATGGAAACAGAATTTCAGTTAGGATTTAATCAACTTATCCGTGCTATTTGCAAATTTCATGGTAATGAAAAGGTAACCATCAATCAAACATGGACTCGTACATCGGTTAAGAATGATAGTGATTTAGTTAACATGTGCTCTCAATCTATGGGAGTTGTATCTAAACGTAGTATTCTCGCTCATCACCCATTCGTTGAAGATGTAAACGAGGAACTTAAACAAATTGAAGCCGAAGAGGCAGAATCTAACAATGGTATTTATGATGATTGGCAACATGAACATCATGACGATGGCTCTATGAACGACCATGACGATGATGAACACGAAGACCAATAGTCATATATATAAATTTAATCTCTAGTAACTCGTGGCAGGTAAACCACGGTAAAAACCGGATAGGAGACATTACATGACACTGAAAGAATTATTACAAAAATTAGGCATTGCGGAAGATAAAATCGAAAACGCAACGCAAGAATTCAAAGCATTCTTGGATGGTGAATATGTACCTAAATCGCGATTTAACGAGGTTATCGCGGAAAAGAAAAACCTTGAAACCACTGTTGCAGACCGTGATAAGCAGTTAAAGACATTAAAGGACAGCGAGGGTGATATTACAACTCTTAAAGATAAAATCACTAAACTGCAAGCTGAAAATAAAGCTAATGCTTTAAAAGCAGAGCAAGATTTGAAGAATTTAAAAATATCTACTGCTGTTCAATTAGCAATCGGTGATACAGCTCAGGACGCTGAACTCGTAGCTAACTTGATTGATAAGTCTAAACTCATTCTTGGTGAAGATGGCAAAGTAACTGGTTTGAATGAACAATTAAAAGAATTAAAAACCAATAAATCATTCTTATTCAAACCGGAAGGCGACCCTAAATTCAAATATGACCCTAACAAGGGAAGCGGTACGCCTACAAACAATCCATTCGCTAAAGAACATTACAATCTAACGCAACAAGCGGAATTATATTCTAAAGACCCTGTTAAAGCTAAACAATTAGCAAGTGAAGCAGGTGTTGAAATTAATTTCTAACCCTAGGAGGTAACTAATGGGAACAACTTTACAAGACATTATTAACCCTACGCCGTTCTTTGCGAATTATGTTGTAAATCGTACGGCTGAATTGTCCGCTATTTTCCAATCTGGCATTATCACTCGTGATTCTCGATTCGACCAATTAGCAAGTGAACCAGCACAAGTACATAACATGCCATTCTTTAATGATTTAACTGGCGACTCTGAAGATGTAATCGAAGGTCAAGACCTTACAGCAGCAAAAATCACATCCAATCAAGATACGTCTACTACTATTCGACGTGCTAAAATGTGGAGCTCCACAGACTTGGCTGCTCAATTAGCTGGTACTGATCCTATGAAAGCTATCGGTGATTTAGCTGCAGGTTTTTGGGCTCGCGACCACCAAAAGGAATTGTTGAATATTCTTGATGGTGTATTTGCATCTACTAGCATGACAGACCATATTTTAGATATTTCCAGTAAAAGCGGAAAAGCTGCTAACTTTTCCGGCGAAGCGTTCATCGATGCAATGCAACTTATGGGCGACGCTCGCAACTCTTTAACAGCAGTTGTTATGCACTCCGCTACAAAATCTTATCTTGATAAATTGAACTTAATTCAAACGATCCGTCAATCTGATGCAGTATCTTTTGATACTTACATGGGCCGACGTGTAATCGTTGATGATGGTTGCCCTGTTGATACAGATAAGTACACTACTTACTTGTTTGGTGAAGGTGCTATCGCATTTGGTGTAGGCAATCCTGTAGGTTTAAAACAAGCAGCCGTAGACCGCGACGAAAAGAAAGGTTCTGGTGTTGACTACTTGATTATGCGTAAAGCATTTATCATGCATCCACGTGGGGTAGCATGGCAAAATAAAACTCGTGCTCATGCTGAGTCTGTATCTCGTACTGAGTTAAAAGATGCACTCAACTGGAAACGTGTATACGAACCTAAACAAATTCGCATTGTTAAATTCACGCATAAATTAGGTTAAGGGGTGTAATTATGGGCGCTGATTCATATTGGGCTAGGAGAAGTACTGAACGCGAGGAAGAATGGAATAAGAAGAGCCAGGAAGCCGTAGAAAAAGAGCTTGCTGCTCAATATGAACGGTCAGCTCAACGCATTCAAGCTAACATTGAACAGATTTATGGAAAATTTGCTAATGATAATGGTATATCTATTGCCGAAGCTAAAAAGTTAATCAATGGTCCTGAGTTTAGAACCTGGAAAAAAGACGTTGAAGAGTACATGAAAGAGTATAAAGAAACTGGTAATCCTAAAACGTTACTGGAATTAAATACTCTTTCCATGCGTTCTCGTATATCAAGGCTCGATAAGTTGTATGGCGATACCCTTATTGAGATAGATAAGCTAGGGCAAAAGACAAATGCATCGATTACAGGCTTTCTAAAGTCTGCATACAAAGATAATCGGTTACATTCTGCATATGAACTAGCAAAACGAGGGCAAGGCCCTTTAGGCGTTGCTGTTGATAACAAACATGTTGAAAGCGTGTTACGCACTCCGTGGAGTGGTAAGAATTATAGTACTCGCATTTGGGATAACTCCGATAAGCTATCAAAGACTATTCAAGAGGTTGTAGTTAATAATGTACATCGAGGAACATCAGTCGAAAAGCTAGCTAAAGAAGTTCAAGAGCGTATGAACGTATCAAAGAATAACGCTGTTAGACTGGTTAGGACTGAACTCAACTATGTTCATAATCAAGCTACATTAGACTCTTTGAAGTCTGCTAATATGGAGTACTTTCAATTCATAGCTACGATTGACAAGAGAACATCCTCAATTTGCCGTGAACACGATAACAATATATATCCTGTTGCCGATGCTGAAGTAGGAACGAATGTTCCGCCTCTACATCCGCGATGTAGATCCACAATTGCAGGTACAATAGATAAAAAAGCGACTAGCGGTTCTCGTACTGTTAAAATGGAAAAAGCTAATAAGAACGAGCCTACACGATACGAGAAAGTGCCTCGCAATATGGACTATGACAACTGGAAAGCAGTATATGTTGATAAGTCAAAATCGTTTACCGAATGGCGACGTGAACTTAAACCATTAACTACTACTAGCAAGGGAAATGAAATAGCCATTAGGAAAGCACAGGATTTAATTAACGTTGAAATGGGTGAAAAAAGAGTTAATGCGGCCATTCAATTCTTTGATGAACCTAATTTGACGGAGCATGAGCGAATGCGTAAAAACCTTATACCTGCATCAGATTCTTTCTTAAAATTGGTTGTTTTACAAGAATTAAATGCTAGTAGATTAAAGTACCATAAAAAAGCTCTTGAAGAGTTTGAAGAGCTTGGTTATACTTTAGGTAAAGATAAGGAAAAAAGATGGTTTTCCGACCCAGATTCAAATGGGCAAGAGTTTCCTTTGTATCCTACTAATGATGGTGCAATCGGTAAAACTTGGCCTGAAATATTGGCGGTAGGAACTAAAATAACTCGATATGGTAGAACCACAGGGAAATATACTGCACCGGTAGGAACGCCATTCGTAAATAGGGCTATGCCTTATACTGAAGCAGAATACTCTGATACTGAACATCAGTATATAGTTGTTAAGCCACTACCAGTACAAACTAGCGTTATTGCACCAGCGTTTAATAAAGTTGGTGGCGGAATTCAGTATAAAACCGAAGAAAGTATTCAGTATTATTTAGATGAAGGCTATTTGAAGGAGGTTGATTAGTATGACAATTAAAGAAGCTAAGGCTTTATTGCTAAAAATCGACATACCTGAAAGCTCATATAATATTGATAACAGTCATACACCCATTGTGCCAGGTACAATCATTATCGAAAGAATTCCTAAAGGGTTTTCTGTATATTGGACTGAAAAAAATGAAGTTTTTGAACAGCGAGATATAGCAGATGAACAAGAAGCTGTTAATTATTTCTTACATTTGCTAGAGGGTAGTTCTAAGGCTTACAGAAAATATATTGCGGATCATGTTGCATAAGCACCCAAATAAAAAGGGTGCTTTTTTAATGCAAAAAAAGGAGGTGAACTATGGGGAACGTTAAATATCTAGATTTTGACGATGCGAAGAAAGGCATTATTGACGCTACTCATCGCCTTGTATCAGCTATTAGCAGTCTAAACAACGTGAATTATGATACATATTTAGATGTATTCGCAGAAAAGTTTATCCTTGATTGTATGGACTACTGCCATAGAACGGACTTTCCAAGAACATTGATTTATACTGCTTCTGAATTAGCTGTTAAGTATATCAAAGATAAGTTCAGTGATACGCATAGCCCTCTTAAATCGTTAAAAGAAAACGATGTAGAATTCACGTGGGCTGTTGAGGACGTATCTCCTATTGGCTGTATTAGCGAAAAGGACTTTGAAAGCATTCGTACTAAACTAAACTTATATAGAAAAGTGGTGTGGTCGAATGGCTAATGCATATGGAAAACTGCTTGTGGATATTATGTACAAAGATACCTGTACAATCTCACGGCAAATGGCAACTACTGATGATATAGGTGCTGATGTGTACGAATTAACAGCGGTATATAGCGATGTTCCATGTAGATTAGGTCAAACAGGTCAATCTAGTGCTAATGGAACTGAAACAGACGGCACATTTACATTAAGCGATAGATTGCGTTTGTGCTTATCGCCTGAATATGATGTTAAGCCTAATGACATAATCTCTATTTCACACGAGGGTCAATCGTTTGTTATGCGTGCTGATACGCCGTTTAAATATATGACACATCAAGAAATTAAGTTATTGAAAGACGGTGAAGCATAATGGGGGTTAAGTTAACAGGGTTTGATGAACTCATTCAAAAGTTCTCCGATTCATTAGGTGAGTATCCTGAACATGTTGACACAGTACTCGCGCAAAGTGCTGAACTCATGATTAACGATGTTAAAATGAAAACTCCTATTGATACAGGCATATTACGAAAATCATGGCATCGAACAAATGTTATTGATGGAAAAGTTGAGGTTTATAACAATACCGAGTATGCAAACCATGTAGAATATGGACATCGTACACGCAACGGTGGGTATGTTAAAGGATGTAAAATGCTACATCGCTCAATAGTTGGCATGCGCAGTCAATTCGCTAGGAATGCGAGAATTATATTAAGGAACTTAACCAATGATTAAATTAAGGGCGATACAGAAAGCTCTAGTCGAGCTGTTAAAAAGTAAATATCCTAATTATAAGGTGTATTTCGACAACATAGAAAAGTCGAATGCACCTTATTTTTATATCGAAATGTTCGTCCGGTCCGGTGTTGGTGATTATACATACTTTGATAGGACTGTACAGGTTGATATAACCTTTAGACCTATTGAGGATAAATACGGACGAATTAAACGCTCTGAACTATATGAAATGTCTGATAGTTTAGAGTGCTTATTTAGACCAGTGCTTAAAGTCGATGATAGATACATTACTATTAACGACTTTGAACATACATTCATAGATGAAGTATTGCACTTTATCTTTAACCTAGAATTTGAGGACGCATTCACAGATGAAGAAGTAGGTTTCATTCGAAATGAAGTCGCTCAAACTATTACTTTTAGCCTTAATGGTATTAATTTAACCGAGGAGGTAACTAATGGCTAACGAAACCGAAAAATTTGGCTTACCACAGGTCTTAATTGACTTTAAAACCAAAGGCATTACAGCGATTAAACGTTCTGCACGTGGCGTGGTTGTATTGATCTTGAAATGCGAAAGCACTGACACATCAAATAAATATAAAATTTCTGATGTATCTGAAATTCCTGAAGGTGTATTTGATGAAGCAAGTACGGATCTTATCAAGAAATGTCTTGACGGTACTCCTTTACGCATCTTGGTATACACATTACCTAAAGCAAGCGTTCAAGCACCTAAAAATACACAGGCTACATTGTTAAAACAGTTGAAGCATATTCGCTATAACTACATCGCAGCTCCTACTGGTACTGTTCAAGACCAACAAGATTTGGCGTCCTACATTAAAGCAGAACGAAATAACAGTCGTAAAACTGTTAAAGCGGTTGTTGGCGGTGTAGCAGCAGACTTTGACGGTGTTATTAATTTCTGTACCGAAGAAATTAAAGTTGCTACAGGTAAAAATACAGCAGGTAAAACCACTTATAAAACATATACTCCAATTGAATATACAGCTCGTATCGCTGGTATTTTAGCAGGCTTGGCATTAGACCGTTCTGCAACGTATTACAAATTGACAGAAGTTGAGTCTGTTAAGGTGTACGAAGATTTGAATGATCGCATCGACCACGGCGAATTACACTTATTCGACGAAGAAGATGGTGAAGGTGTTAAAATTGCTCGTGCTTGCAACTCTTTGCAAACATTCACAACCGATAAAGGCGAAGAATTCCGTAAAATCAAAATCGTTGAAGGCGTTGATATGGTTACTGACGATATTCGCGATACCTTTAAAAAATACTATGTTGGTAAATACATCAATGACTACGACCACAAAATGCTATTCGTAGCAGCAATTATGGTTTACTTTGGTCAATTGGCTGGTAACGTGCTTGATAGCCGAGCAGGTAACACAGTAGATATCGACTTCCAATTCCAAAAAGACTACGCAATTATTAAAGGCGAGGATGTATCTCAAATGACTAATATGCAAATTCGCGAATACAACACTGGTTCTCAAATCGGTTTATCCGGCAAAGTTAAATTCGTAGATGCTATGGAAGATTTGAAGATTACATTCACAATGTAACAGAAAGGAATACAAGCATGAATAAAGACAAATTTACATTTGATTTACAAACGTTCGCTCGTGCTGCTGAAGACGTTAAATTCCGTGGTCGCCGTCGCTGGAACGGCTCTCATGGCAAATTGTGGCTTGACGGTGAGTTGGTATTTGAAATTGAAAGTTTTGAAGCTAGCGTTGATTCTCAACGTGAAGACGTAATCATCGGCAACTCTGTTGATAGCAAGGTAACAGCGCTCAAAGGCGAAGGCACAATCAAAATCAAAAACGTTATCAACCGCAATCATCGTAAATTGTTAGAAGAATGGAGTGCAGGCCACGACCCTCGAACTACTCTTATCGGTTTACTTGATGATCCTGACGCAGTGGACGGTCAAAAAGAACGTATCACGATTGATAATGTTTGGTTTACTAAAATTCCACTTATGAATTTTGAAAAAGGTAAAGTTGTTGAAACTGAATTACCTTTTGGCTTCACTCCTGAAGATGCACAATTCATGGAATCTATTGACTAATTGAAAGGAAATTAACTATGTCTATTTCTATTAATGAACTAATCGCTAAACGTGAAGAAATTAATGCTCGTAAAGCACAAAAATTAACTATTGAAACTTCCATTGGTGAAGTAGTAGCGAAAAAACCTACTGCTTCTATTATGGCGGAAGCCCTAGGTCTCGAAAGCGATAACGACCAATATGTGGTGTATAACTGTATTGTTGAGCCTAACTTGAAAGACAAAGAATTGCAACAAGCCTATGAATGCGTTGAACCTATGGACATCGTTGATAAAGTATTTGATGTTGGTGAAGTTAAAGCGATTAGTACTGTATTGATTGAATCTGTAGGCGCTGGTAAGAAACTCAACCACGCTATTATTGATGAAGCAAAAAAGTAATAGAAGAAGACTGGGAGGCGGCTACGGCCGCCTACTTAGTTTTAAAAGGCCATACGTTTGATTATTTCTTTAACCTAACTACTATGGAGAAAATTATGTGCCGTGTAGCAATGGACAAAGAGCGAAAAGAACGTATTGAAGTTGCTAAAATTGCTTTAAGGGAGGTACTAGGTGGCTGATACACAAAAATTAAGCGTTGAACTCTCTCTTAATGATAGAGGGTTTACAAAAGGAATACAGCAAGCCCAGCAATCATTGCAAGGTTTAGTTAAATCAACTACTGGTTTGTCTCCTGCTATTTCGTCTGCTAGTAGAAATATGAGTACGGCTACAAGCTCTGTTAAAGGGGTGCAACAAGCTGCACAAAGTGCAACGAGTAGCATTACAAAGTTAAAACAAGCTGGAAGTAATGTATCCGTTAATATTAAAGCTAAAAACAATGCAAGCTCTACAATCAGTCAAGTACAATCTCAATTAAATGGCTTTAAAGGTAAAGTATACACCGCTACGGTAGCAGTTAAACAAAAAATGACTGGTGCTGTTGGTGCTGCTTCTAATAAGTTAAATGGCGCTTTATTAGGTGCAGGTGCTCAAATGGCCGCTATGGGTGGCATTGGGTTTGGTATATTCGACGCTGTAAAAGGCTATGCTGATTTTGAAGAAGAAATGTCTGCTGTAAAAGCGATTTCAGGTGCTACGGCTGACGAGTTCCAACGCTTGAATGAAAAAGCAATTCAAATGGGCGCCGATACAAAATTTAGTGCTTTAGAATCTGCACAAGCATTTAAGTATATGAGCATGGCTGGTTGGAAAACTGAAGACATGATAGGCGGTATTGCCGGTATTATGAACTTAGCGGCCGCATCCGGTGAAGATCTTGCTATGACTTCTGATATTGTAACTGATAGCTTATCTGCATTTGGTTTACAAGCACGAGACTCTGCTATGTTTGCTGACGTGTTAGCAGCAGCGGCTACTAACTCAAATACCAACGTTGCTATGATGGGTCAAACGTTTAAATACGCTGCTCCAGTAGCAGGTGCATTAGGGTTTAGTATTCAAGATACTGCTCTTGCTGTAGGTCTTATGGCTAACCAAGGCATTAAAGCCTCCGAAGCTGGTACATCGCTCCGTTCTATGATGACTCGATTAGTTAAACCGACAAAAGAGTCAGGGCGAGCAATGGATATATTAGGTCTTAGCATTACAGATTCAAACGGCAAGATGAAACCATTTAGAGATATTATCGCCGACATTCGCGAAGGTATGAAAAAATTAACTCCGGAAAGTAAAGCGGCGGTAGCTGGTATGCTTGCAGGTCAAGAAGCTATGTCAGGGTTATTGGCATTAGTTAACTCGTCGGATGGTGATTTCGATAAGTTGGCAGAGGCTATCGACAACTCAAATGGGGCTGCCGAACGAATGGCGAAGATCCGTATGGATAACTTAAAAGGCGACTTGGAACAACTATCAGGCGACTGGGATTCGTTCACTACTAAATTAATGAGTGGTAGCATTGGCGGTTTTAGAGATATTGTACAAGGTATCGACAACTGGTTTGTAGGTTTAACCGAAAACTTTGAAACTAACGGCATTACTATTCGAAGCGTGCTTGACGGAATAACTTCCGCTATCAAAGAATTAGTAGGTCAAACGTTAAAAATGGAAGGACTTCCTTCTATTTTATCTGCAGCTGCATTAGCAGTAACCGGAATAGGTGTTTTTAAAGCCGGTCGAGGTGCTTTTGGTTTATTTAGAGGTACAAAGGGCGGCTCTATAGATGGTCCTGGTGGTAGTTCTGCCAGTGATATGACTATAAACGCCTTAAATGTAACTCTTATAGCGAATCGAATGTTAGGCGGTGCGCAAGGTGCTGGAGTTGGAACCGTTGGCAAAGTAGGTAAAGGTGCCGGAGCAGTTGGTAGAAGATTAACAAAAATAGGTGGCAAAATCGCTCTTCCATTAGCATTAGCTATGGGCGCATACGACTTAGCTACAAGTGATAATAAAGCTCGTGCTGGAGTTGGTTTAGGCGGTAGTCTTGCCGGCGGTTTAGCCGGAGCGAAATTAGGTGCTATGGGTGGCGCTGCTTTAGGTTCTATAATTCCTGGTGCAGGAACGGCCGTTGGCGGTGCTATCGGTGGTGCATTAGGTGGTATCGGTGGTGCAATATTTGGGGAACAGTTCGGTCAAGAGATATTTGACGGAATTACAAATAACCTTGACGGCATAACAGAATGGTTCTCAGATAAATGGAATAGCATTGTTGATACTTGCACTCCTGTTGTTAATACAATCGCAGGACTATTTGGATTTGCTTGGGACTCAATATCTACAATATTTAGGCCTGTTGCCGATTGGTTTAACAGTAACATTTGGGAGCCTATTAAAAGCTATGCTAGCAGTATGTTGGATAGCGTTACTGGGTTCTTTAGCGGTGCTTGGGAATCAATTAAAGGCATTTGGGGTGCCGTGGCTGGTTGGTTCGACGCAAACGTTTGGGGACCATTAAAAGCCAAAGCAAGTGAAGTATTTAGCGGTTTGGGTAATGCGTTAAGTGCTGCACAATCAAGGGGCGCACAAATTACAGGCTTAACAGGCCATGCTACTGGTACAAATTACTTCGGCGGCGGCTGGACTGAAATTAATGAACGTGGCGGTGAAATTGTAGACCTACCTAGTGGATCTAGAATTTATCCTCATGCGACTACCGAAAAAATGTTATCCAAAGAATTTAGCGGAGCTGGTGGCGGTGGTAATAATTACACCGTAACAGGAAATACTTTTGTTGTTAGAGAAGAAGCTGATATAGACCGTATCGCTCATTCTTTATTCTCGATGTTTGGGGCTGCTGAAACAAATTATGGAGGTGTATAGGCATGTCAAAGTTCGTTAGCGGTATAGGGCGTGCCTTATCGCTTTTATCATTTGCATTTGGTAAAGGGGCAAGGGAGCTACCAACTATCATCATTTCGCAAGATGAAGAAAAGTTAGTGCTTCCTGTTACTCCAGTTAAATATGAGGTTGGCAATGAACAGGGAAATAAAACTGTTGATATTACTCAAATAGGTGAGGTGCTTTTATTTGGAAATCCTAAACTCAAAACATTATCATTCGAAGGATTTTTTCCAGCGAAAGATTATCCGTTTATTGTTGGCGATAAGCGTAAGCCTATTGAAATTATTAACCTCATAGAAAAGTGGAAAACATCAAAGAAACCTGTTAGGGTCATCATAAGCGATGGTCCTATTAATTTAATGATGGGAATCGAGTCGTTCCCATATAAGAAACAGGAAAATACAGGGGATATGTATTACACGTTAACATTTAAAGAGCATAAAGACCTTAACACGCCTGCAACTGGGGATGATAAACCAGTTGATGAAACGACTGGTTTAAAAGATAGACCTTCTGTTGCTCAAAAACCTAAAACAGCAACATTGTTCAGTAAAGGTTCTGATGTGTTGGATGCAGCTAAGAAATCATATGGCAATTATCGTCATTATGAACGCATTATCCAATCAAATGACCTAAAGAATTTAGCGATTAATAATCTTAGTCAGCTTAGAAAGTTGAAGGTGAAATAATATGATAATTAAACATATTGGCACTAAAACAGTTAAAGACGAAAAGACTGGCGAAGAGAAAAAAGTTCCTGTTGAAAATGATATAACTCATTTAGTCGAGCATGTTACCTGGTCCGGTTCTCGTATTCAAGCAGCTAGAAAACTTGAATTTGTGTTAGTACAAGAACCACGTGATCCGAACTGGCCTATCTATCCTGTAAGTATTGGCGAAACAATTAAAGGGTACTCAGAAGATGGCGATGTGCAATTCGTAGGTAATATATATACCACCGAACGCAAAACATCTGCATCACGAATTACAGTAACCTGTTATGACAACATGTTTATATTAAGTAAATCAAAGACTACTCGTAAATTCACCAATATGACCGCTGAAGATATAGCAAAGGCTGTATGTAAGGAAATGGGAATTAAAGTAGGTAACCTTGCTGAAACCAAAGAAAAGATAACTTTTATCGCTAATAATAAGTCAGGTTATCAAATCATACTTATGGCTTATACAGAGGCCGCTAAAAAGACCAATAAAAAATATCAAGCTATGATGGAAGGTGATGAACTTGACGTCATAGAGAAAGGTTCATTGATTGAGGGGCTAGTAATAGACCAATACAGGAATATTACTGACTCGTCATTTAAAGAATCGATTGAGAACATGATTAATAAAGTCATGATTGTTGATGATAAAGGTAACTTTGTTAGATATGAAAGTAAAGACGACCAAATTCAACGCTACTCTATGATACAAGCAGTCTATAAGGAAAGTAAAAACAAAAACACAGCTGATGAAGTAAAGGATATATTTAAAAAACCTGAACGGACTGGCGTGATTGATTGTTTAGGCGATTATGACGCATTATCCTCGTATTCTGTTGAAATCAGAGATGTGATTACCGAGTTAAGTGGTAAGTTCTGGATCAAGAGTGATACTCATGATTTCAAAAACGGTCAACATACTATGAAACTCGAGATTGAATTTGAAAATCTTATGACTAAAGAAAAGGTAGACCATTCCTTAGAAGCTAAAGAAAAGAAACGCCAGGAGCGCGAGGCTAAAAAGAATAATAAAACTCCTAAAGGTAAAGGTCGAAGGTCTACTCGAAAATCAACTAAAAGAAAGGTAGAAATTCATTATGTTGAATGATATTCCTAGTGCTGCACATTCGATGGCTAAAATGGTTGATACAATTCACGGAATAGCTAAAGGTGAACAACCTATGGGCATGCGTATTGGCTTAGTAACATCACCATTTCCTAACCTGGTAATTCGTGTAGATAATATCGATATTACCAACGAGCAAATATACCTAAATGACTATTGGAAGCCAGGTCATCATCGTGAAGCTGAAGGACACATCATAAGCGAAACACAACCACGATCAGGTGGTGGCGGATATGCAGAATTTGCTAGTCATACGCATGCTATCCACAATGACTATACCGATACTATTAATATGACTGATACCTTGCGAGTAGGTGATGAAGTAACTGTATTTCCAGTATATGGACAAGGCGAACAGCTTTATTACATCGGTCAAAAGGTGGTGAAACTATGAGCGAAGAATATCCTTTTGCAGGGTTAACTCGTACAGTCGAGTCTAGTCAAAGTGAACTACCATTATTCCGTGAATATGATTGGGATTTTGAAAACGATACATTTCAATATAACTCAAGCGGTAAACGTGTTGCCCTCGAGGGTGATGAAGCGTTGAAAATTTGGGTGTACAAAGCACTCAAAACCGAACGCAATCAATACCTAGCATATTCTACTCGATATGGTATTGAGTTAAAGCCGTTCATAGGTAAAGTCATGAGCGTTGGCGAACGCTATTCAGAACTTAAACGAGTGATTATAGAATGTCTTATGGTTAACCCTTATATTAAGTCGATTGATAGTATCGAGTTTAATGCGAACGGTGATAAGGTCGATTGTCAAATTGAATTAACAACGATATATGGAGGTATTAATATCAATGTTTAATATTCCAACATCAGACGAAATTTTAAAAAGCCTCCAATTACAATCGCAACTTCCGATGAGTAAATTTGAGGGGACATTTGAATATGATGTATTTTCATCTAACGCTATTGAGTTCATGAAGACCTATGTTGAATTAGGCGAACTTTACAAAGTAGCGTTTGCGGATACATCATATGGCGATTTCTTAACTATGCGTGCTAAAGAAGCTGGTATCATTCGAAAGGTAGCTACAAATGCGATAGGATCTATTACTGTTAAAGGCAATGGAGTATTGCCTAAAGGTAGTCAATTTTCTACCGCTGGCGGAGTACTATTTGAAACGTTAGAAACTGTAACGATTAATAGTAGTCAAGAAGTTAAGGTTCAAGCCGTTGAGACTGGTAATAGTGGTAATGTAGCAGCAAATACGATTGATACAATTCCGATGTCAATTCCTGGTATTAATAGCGTTATCAATACACGACCAACAAAAGACGGTTTCGAAGAAGAAAGCGACGATAATTTACGCGAACGATATTTATTGCATGTTCGCTATCCTGGTACATCCGGCAATAAAATGCACTATTATGAATGGGCTATGTCTGTTCCTGGTGTAGGGGGTGTGAAAATCATACCTACATGGAATGGTCCTGGTAGTGTTAAGGTCATTATCATTAACTCTGAATTTAAACAAGCCTCTACTGAACTTATTACAGCGGTTAGAGAGTATATTGAAAGTGTTCGCCCTATGGGTGCTATGGTAACTGTAGTTAGTGCAACCCCTAAAGTAATTAATGTAACGGCTACTATCGAGGGTAAAGGCTTTGTATTAGACAAATTCAAGGAAATGATGAATGACTATTTAATAGATCTTGAAAAGTCAGTCATTAATAACGGTGAAATTAATAAATTATCGATTGCAAAAGTAGGTAGTTTTATTATTGACGCAGGCGCTATTGATTATCAAAACTTGCGAATTAACAACGATGATAAAAGCATTGTTATTAATAATGAAGATTTGCCGACATTAGGCGAGGTGAATATACAATGATATTTGAACTATTAAGGACTTATAAAGTTGATGTGCTTCGCTATCTGCCTAAATTTCTTAAAAATGATGGTTCATTTAAAGCTACTGAAGACGCTTTAAGCGAGGAACACGAAAAGCAAAGGCTGTTAATTATCGATATATGCAAGCAGTTGTTTGTTGAAAGTGCTACATGGGGCCTTTCTGATTGGGAAAGGGTATATGGCATTAAAACGAATAAGCATTTGACGATAAAGCAACGCAGGCAAAATCTGTTAGTAAAAATTCAAGGAACTAAAACAATTACCGTTAAGCAGCTTGAAACTATTATTAATCAAGTAGTTCCTGTATGTGGTGCGCATGTTTTAGAAAACACTAATCCTAATGAATTTAAAGTTGCATTAGATGTAGCTGCTTATGTTGAAAAGGTTCGTGAGCTAGTTAATAAATACAAGCCAGCTCATTTGACGTATGTTGTGGCGGAGTTGTATCAAGCAAATACTCATATTTATATTGGTGGCGTTGTTAACGTATTTGATAAGCAAATTGTAAAATACGCTAAAAGCGATCCATTTATTCGTGCATCAGGACAGCCTAAAATCGGAATGGTACTTATTAATGTTGATAAAATTAAAATATATGGAGGTAATCAATGAGCGATTACGGAAGAATTGTAACTACCAATCAAGGTAAAAATATGGTTACGGAGTCAATCAGGACTCAATCTGCAATCATATTTACTAAAATTTCATTAGGTGATGGCCTGTTAAATGGTGAAACAATCGAAACTATGACAGGGTTAAAACATAGCTTATTAAACGGAAATATTCCTAAAATTAAGCACCTAGGAAATGGTGAAATTGAAGCTGTATCTACTGTTAGCAATAGTGAATTGACAGCAGGGTTCTTTGCAAGAGAATTAGGCTTGTTCGCTAAACTCGGTGAAGAAGGCGAAGAACAATTATTTGCTTATACTAATGCTGGTTCTAATGCTAGTTATATTCCTCCTAATACAAGTGTTGATGAAAAAATGCTAGGTATTCAATTAGGGGTAGGTGATGCTGTTGTTCAAGTGAATTATCAAAGTCATCTGTATATTACTTATGAACAACTAGATGATGCTATCGCTCATCATAACTCCGATGAACATTCACACGATAATCGGTTTAATGCAATTATTCAAAAAGTCGATAACATGATTACAAATGTGGATAATACCGATGTATTGGCTAAAGCTACATCATTACAGTTAGTAAAAGCCCTGTTAAGTAACTTAAAAATCAAGGATGCTGACGATGTAATTAAAGCTATCGAGTCAAAGAAAACTGAACTCGGAATACGCTTTGACTTCTCAAATGTTAATTCTTGGTATATCTGCCTCGGCAAACAATATGGTAATTTAATTGTTCAAGGGGGACGTAAACAAGCCGGCGAACAGAAACAGTTCGATGTAAATAATTTAGATGGTACTACAAGCAGAGTTGTATTCCCTATTGCCTTTAAATCAAAATGCTTATTTCATAGCTTTGGAATTATTGCTAGTGATACCTCATTATTTTGGGGGAATTCAAGCGCCAGCGTTCTTGTAAGACGAGAATCACTAACTGATATGAGATATGCAGTACATTCTAGTTATCAAACAATGTTGAAACCAGATTCTATTATTGAGTGGTGCGTAGTTGGTGTATAGGAGGGAATAATATGGATTATGTATTTATATTAAATAAAAA